CCTCTGGGAAAATAAAGCCCAGCACGCCGTCCACGGCGAGCCCCACCCGGCCGTCGGGAATAACGCAGTGCATGACCGCCTTCGGGGTTTTGGTCAGAAGGGTCAGCACGTCTTTCTGTGCCTTTGCGTATTTCATTTTTTACCCCTTTCTTATTCAAAGTCTTTTATTGCTTCGGCCACTCGGTCGAGCGGCGGGCGCTTGTCACTTGCGGGCACGATCGTCGGCGCGCCGGGTGCGCGGTCGATCAGCGCCTCCAGCAGCTCGGCGACCTTCTTCTTGCCGAGGCTCTTGTCCATGGCCGCAGGGCTGAGCAGCTTCGTCTCGGTGTAGTCCTCGGCGCCGTAGCCCGCGGCCGCGAGCGCCTCGGCGACCTTGAGCTCGTCGGTCCACTTCCGGTTGCCGAGCTTGCCCTCGACCACTTTGAACCCCGGGACCTCGCCGCCGCTGAGCAGCGTGTCCATGGCCTGCGCCTTGACGCGCTTGAGCCATAGGCTAATGAGCGGCTCCATCTCCAGAACCTCCGCCACCTCGTGCGGCGCCAGCACCGGCACAGGTACGCGCAGGCTGTGCGTCTCGACGTACTCGGTGCAGGTCTTGGTGAGTTGTCGGCAGCGGCCCGCGTGCGGGCAGAACTTACACCAGGCGCCCGCCTTGTATTTGCCCTTGCCCTTGGCAGCGTCGGCAGCGATCCGCTTGACGGTCTTGTCCGCCCAGTAGAGAAGATCCGCGGCCGAGGCGCTCCAGGTGCTCACGTTGTTGATGCGCGGCTGGTAGATGTGCATGTCCACGGTCTCGATGTCGAACAGGTCGCCCAGCAGGTTGAGCGCGCCCAGCGCGTAGAGCATCATCTGGGTATTCTCCTTCGCGTCCACCGCGACGCCCTGGCCGTACTTGTAGTCGATGACGGTGATCGTCTTGTCCTGCACGATGATGCAGTCCGCGGTGCCGAAGCCGTCCGGCACCCAGGTCGAGAAGTCCACGCGCTGCTCCAGCAGCACCGTGGCGCCGTCGGTCTTGATCTGCTCCTGTATGTAATCGGCGTAGCCGTGGGCGTGCTCGACCATCTCTGCTGTTGTGCCCTCTGGCCAGATGTAGTTGACTATGGTCGGGTAGCGCCCGGCCTGCCGTTCTCTGGCGACGAGCTCCGCCACCTCATGGGCCAGCGTGCCCTCACGGGTGAACTCGGTTCCCTCGTTGGCGTAGGCCTCCGCGGCCACGGCCGACGGCGGGCAGTTGAGCCAGCGGTGCGAGCTGGATGCACTCAGCAGAGCGTGCGCTCTGGCGCTGTGGTCATTTATCGGATTATCCACGTTTTCCACCTCCCAGTTTTGATATCAGTGACAAGATCACGAGCGTCGCGCAGATTACGATGGTAATTTTAAGAGCCATTTTTCAGCGCCTCCTCTAATTCGTTGATGCCACGGGCCCAGGGCTTGCCGGTATATTCGCAATAGCGGTGCTCCAGAGAAGCGCCCCGGCTCCGGGAGCTGCCGGGCAGGAACAGCACCGCGTCCGCGGCGTCGATCATAGCCAGGCAGATCCGCATGGCCTTCTCGTTCTCCAGTCCGCTTGGCATATGCGCTGGGCTGAGCGGGATGTAGTCCAGGGCGATCAGCTCGTCCTCGGCGGCCTCGAAGGCCTCCCAGTAGCGCGGCACGCCGGTGATCGGCCCCGCGATGTAAATCACCTTCTTCATTCGGCGTCCGCCTTTGCCTCTCTGCCTCTGGGCTTGATAGCCCCGCGCAGCAACTCCAGCAGCCCCGGCTGCTTCTTGGACGCCTGCTTCTTGAACGCCTGCTGGTAGATCGTCCGGCTGGCGTGGCCGCTGCAGGCGGAGCGGTGTTTGGCGTAGGAGCGACGGCTCCGAGCTCTGTGGTTCATCGCGCTCGACATGTTCAGCCCTCCAGTCCGATCAGCTTGGCCATGACCTCGCCGAACTTGTCCGCCGGGATGGCGCTCACCTTCTCGGCGTAGCTCTTGACGATCTCACGAACTTCGGCCTTCTTGCCGCTCGCGGACAGCGCCACGACCTTCTGCTGGATGTCCTCCAGCTTGTACCGCGGCGTCTCCTGCTTAGGCGCCTCCTGCTCGAACGGGACCGGCTCGGCCTTCGGCAGCTCCTTGAACGGATCCGCGACCGGGTGCTGTGCTGCCAGCTTCTCGGCCAGCTCCGGCGCGGCCTTCTGCAGCACCTCGCCCATGTCGGGCGCCTGGTTGCCCATGACCCGCATGATCAGCTCGGTCAGGTTGCCGTTGATGTGGTCGAGCCGGGCGCGATCTTCCGCGCAGAGCTCGATGGTGATGGTGTTAGACATTGCAATCGTCCTTTCTTCTAATAAAGTTTTTCATGCCGGCCGCCAGGGCCTCGGTCGCGTGCTGCTCTCGTCTCGATTGGTCGTCTGCGCTCAGCATCGGCCGGTGGACATAAATCGTAGCGCTCCCGCGCTGGATAACCTTGGTGCGGTAGCCCGGCAGGATGTCAGTCCTCCAGAGGTCCATATGCGTCCCCTCCTTTGTTGCTATTTAGCAACTTTCATTGCAAAAAAAATACTGGTGCACCTCCGCGGGCGAGATATCCAGCACCCGGCAGATGCGAGCGATCTCGTCCAGCTTCCAGTCGGTGCGGCCGTTCAGCTTGAGCGTCAGCGTGGCGGGCTTGATTCCCGCGACCGCGGCGAACGCCTCCTGCGTGCCATACACCTCGCGGATCCGGCCGCGGAGCTTTGCGTAGTTTTTCGGCATGGTTTTTACCTCCTTTCCTAGGTTTTTCAGCGGATCATGAGCCAGCGGTACAGCATTTCCGCGAAGTAGACGATTCCGAGTACCGCGAAAATGTAGGACATGATGGTCAGACTGCCGGGGACCTGGCGGGCGATGGTGATGAGCACGGCCAGGAGCAGCGACATAATCATGAACGTCACGACCAGGCCCTTTTTCTTGCTGAACACGTTTTTTTCCTCCCTTTTGTTGGTTGCTATTTCGCAACTCTTGAGCATTATTATATTAAAATAATTTTGGCTGTCAACGGGTTTTTATATAATTTTTTGCTTTTTAGCAATTTAACCGAAAATTTTTTATATTTTTGTTGCGTTTGAGCAATCCGCATGATATTATCGCAGTAGCAAGGAGGTGTAAATATAATGAACGAATGGAAAAGAGTGGCTTGTCTGTCCGATCGGCTTCGTGATTCGATGCACGACGCGGACATGAAACAGACAGATCTCGCTCGTGCGACTGGCATAGACAAGTCGGTCATTAGCCGCTACCTGTCCGGCGGGTATGAACCGAAGCCGCAGCCCCTCGGGTTAATGGCGCGGGCGCTGAATGTAGCAGAGATGTGGCTGGCTGGGTACGACGTTCCCAGAGAGCGAGCGCCGGAGCAAAGAAAAAACGACGCCCTTGTGCAGGTCGTCGCTCAACTTCGGGCTGATCCCGATCTATTTGAAATGGTTCTCCAGCTGACCAAACTGTCAGCCGATCAGCGCAGCGCTGTCAGCACATTGCTGACTGGCCTCGTGAAGAAGTAACTTTAATATGAAGTCGAGGAGCTCGACGTCATTCACGTCGTCCAGCGCTTCGGCAATTTGATTTTTTAGAAAATTTTCGTTTGTCGCAATCATCAGCTCACTCCTTCGTGGGTCGCTATGATTATATTTCACAAAATAGAACAAACAGTGCGGAAACTGTGGCAAGTTTTTGACAAATAAAAAAATGGGTTTTAATGGGGGGAAATAATATGCTATACAAATCAGCAGACGCTGACATCTATTTAATATATTTAAGAAAAAGTCGCGCGGATAATCCGGACGAGTCCGTCGAGGAGGTTCTGGCGAAGCACGAGACCCAGCTGCAGGAATGGGCCCGCCAGGAACTCGGTTATGAAATTCCGGAGGACTGCATATACCGCGAGGTCGTGTCCGGCGAAAGCATAGACGACCGAGTGGAGATCCAGAAGGTGCTTGCGCGAATAGAGGACCCGGCGGTGAAGGGCGTGATCGTGATCGAGCCGCAGCGTCTCAGCCGTGGCGATCTGGAGGACTGTGGTCGGCTGATCAACGTCCTAAAATTCACGAACACGCAGGTCTGCACGCCGATGATGACCTACGACCTGAATCGTAAGATGGAGCGGAAATTTTTCCAGGACGAGCTGCTCCGCGGCCGGGACTTTTTGGAATACACGAAGGAGATCCTACTCCGCGGCCGGGTTGCGGCAATCAAGCGCGGGTGCTTTATTGGGCAGCGCGCCCCGTATGGATATAACAAAATAAAGATAGGCGACGACTGCACTTTGGAGCCAAACGAAAACGCGGACATCATTCGCCTGGTTTTCGATTCTTATGTGAAGGAAGGCATGACGCCATTCCAGATCGCGCAGCGCTTGAACTCGATGAAAGTGCCAGCTCCTCGTGGCCAGGAGTGGAAAAAGGACACAATTCGGACGATAATCCGGAACGACCACTACGTTGGCAAAGTCCACTATAACAAGGTGCAAAAGACGACAGTCATTGAACACGGAGAGCGTGTGACTAAGCGGCTACACCAGCCGGACGATGTCGTGATCACCGCCGAGGGGAAGCACCCGGCTCTCATTACGCTGGAGACGTGGAAGGCCGCCCAGGAGCTCGTGGCGCGCAACCCACGGGTGAAGCATGAGTACGAGCTAAAGAACCCGTTCAGCTCTATGATCTTTTGCGCGAAGTGCGGGAAGGCGCTTTATATCCACCCGTACAAAAACGCGGAGGAGCGGTTCGAGTGTCGCACGCGTCCCCTGTGTTATAAATCGGTGAAATACTCCGAACTGTACGACGCGATCATCGCGGCGTTGGAAGAAGCCGAACTGCCGGCACTGCAGATGAAGGTGAAGAACGGCGACGGGAACGCGAGAAAAATCCAGGAGCGCCAACTGGCGAAGCTGGAGGCGCAGATGGCCGAATACCGTGATCAGGAAGATACACAGTACGAACTTCTGGAGAGAAAAAAATACACCCAGGAGCTCTTCGACCGTCGGAACGGTGCCCTGCGTGCAAAAATGGATAAGTGTCAAAAAGAGATTTACGAAGCGAAGTCCAGCATGCCGTCATCTGTCAACTACGAGGAGAAGATCGTCGCCTTGCAGGATGCCATTGCTGCGCTACGCGACCCGGACGCCACGCCACGAGACAAAAATAGAGTATTGAAGGCTATCGTCGAGCGTATAGAGTACACCGGCTCCCAGAGCTTCGGGACAGACAAAAAACGACGAGTAGGATATAACCCATTTACTGTGAGCGTAAAGCTGCGGTTTTAATTTATGCCCATATGTACATCATGCGTATGCAAGTTCGCACGCCTCCGCATGATGTACATGTGCAAACCCACGCCGCGGCGCGGTTTACGGCTTTATCAAAAAGCGCGGAGGTATTATAGCACATACTTGAAATAAAAAAAAGAGGCACCCCGCCGTGGGGTGCCTCTTTCGCTAAAAAATTATTTCTGTTTGATCTGGGCGATCCACGCCTCACCGGCGCCCTTGATCAGCGCCTCGATGTCCACGCCAGCCGCGTTCAGGACCTTCTCCGCCGGCGCGCTCATCTTTTCCTTGGTCTTAGTAATAAGAGCCGCGCCCAGGGCTGTGATCTCTTCCTTGGTCAGCTTGCCGTCCTCGTGTGCGGCCTTGAGACCTTCCACCAGCTGCTGCTGCAGCTCCAGTACGGTCTGGCCTGCCAGCGAGATCACCTCGTCCATAGCGGCGCCGATGCTTTTCAGCTCCGCCCGCTTGTTGATCTGCACGGTCAGCCAGACGCCCAGCACGCCGATCAGCGTGAGCAAGAGAGTGGCCGCGATGTTCACCAGGTTCTCGATGATGATGTTCGTCATTGTTTTGTGCTCCTTTCAATTTTTAATTGGCAGGTCGGTGACCTGCTGCATTACCTTGTCTAAAAAACCATTGCCTCCGAGCTGCGTGTGGTAGATCTCGTGCATGATAATCAGGTCTTCCAGCTCCTCGGCGGTGATGGATTCCCGCCGGATGTAAGCCCGCGCGAGGTGCTTGATCCTGTCATACAGCAGGATGCGCAACCCGCAGGTGAGGCCCTCGGTCTGCTGCGCGGCTTTGTCGTGTCGGCTCGTCCTGCGGTTAAGCGCCCACATGATCAGGCCGAACACTCCGGCCACGATCGCGGCGCCCATCGCGCCGCCGAACAGGCTAGTCAGTGTTCCGCTCACTCGTTTGTCCCTCCGTTTATTCTTGTTTTTATGCCGTCCGTTTCCAGACGTACACGGCCAGGTACGGCGGCATATTGTTGTGCGCCGCCCCGCCGCCGACCCGGTGAGTGTTCGCGTTCCCTGTCCAGCCGTTCTCCCCGTTCAGCTGCACGGCCGCGGGGGTCCAGTCATAGGTCGGGCCGGCAGCGTTGCCGTTGGCGAGTGTGTGCTGGTGGCTTGGCATTTCGTTGACCGTCAGCTTGTGCTCCCGTTCGCCGCCGGTGCTGCCCGCGTCGTAAGTATTGCCCGAAGCCAGCAGGAACACGTCCTGGATTCGCTCCCACGTCCCGCCGAAAAGCTCGCCGGGGTTGACGCTGTTCACGCTCAGGTAAATTGACCCGATCGGGTACACACTGAGCATGGTGGGCGTCACCACCCACGCGCCGTAACTCCACCCGGCTGCGCCATTTTTGGACAGCGTGCGGCGATACACCGGGCGCGTTGCTTCCAGGGCGTAAAACTCCTGCATGAGGTACACCCACTCATCGGTCGCTGCGTTCTCCGCGTCCGTGCCGACGCCCGTGGCGTTGAACACGCGGAGGGTTCCGGCCGTCGCCAGCGGTATGTTAATCACACCGGCCGCGACGACGTTGCTGCGGATGCTGTAGACACCGATGCGCTTGTATTCGTTCAGGTCCGCGCCGCTTTCGATTGCCTCCGAGGCAGCGCCCAGGCCGAGCACTCGCCCCTTGGGGTCGAAGCCGAAGTCGACGCCGCTGCGCTCCGCCGTCTTGCCGAAGGCGATACCAGTACCGTCGGCCCGCAGGTCGAGGATTACGGCTCCGGATGGCAGCGTCGCCTGGTAGGTCGCCGAGGCTCCGAAGTAGTCGGTCACGGTGATGCGCACGTCGAAGCGGTAGTCGGTCGAGAAAGCTGTGGCAGGCTTGACCGTAGTGTCCTCAGAGATCGCGGATCCGGTCAGCAGCTGCGCCCAGGTCGTGGCCGTCGATCGTTTATACTCGAGCTTCATGCTGGCGGTGTTCTTGCTGTCCAGACTGGCCACGCTGTACTTGTACACCACCGCCAGGCGCTCGCCGTCCTCCGCCGCGTTGCCTGCCGTGTCGACACGGTAGACGCGGAAGGCGCTAATGGCCGGCGGGCTGTAGGGCAGCACCGTGATCGAGACGTTCTTCGCCGCGCTCCAGCGGCCGCGGCTGTCCTTGACTTTGACGGACAAGGTGCCGCTGCTGCTCAGCACGTCGGACGTCCACGACGAGCCGCTGTAGGCCTTGCCGAGCAGCGTCGCCTGGTACTCCTTGATGGTGCTCCCCTTGGCGCCTGTGCCGCTGATCGACACGTTGATGGCGGACTTGTTCTGGACGAACGCCCCGAAGCGAGAGGCCAGACCGGCCGTCGCCTCGACCGCGCTCACCGTGCCGACGGTCGGCAGCACGCCGGCCGGCACCCTGGCTGTCATGACGGCGTACTTGGTGCCGATTGTGGTACTGCCGCTCTTGGTGATTACGCGGACGGTCAGCGTGCCGCTTGCAGCGTTCGGGATGCTGCTGGCCACGTCCGGCACGGTCCAGGACTGGGACGTCCCAACACCGGCGGCAATGCTCACATAGGCCCCGCCGGCGAAGCTGTAGGCAAGGTCGTGCGTGAAGTTGTCGTCCGCCCGCGGCAGGCTGATCGTGATGCTGGCGCCCATGTCCGCGGCGGAAGCGCTCAGCCCCGGCTGCGTAGCTCGGGCGATTCGGTCCAGCGTGATGCTGGCCGACGCTGTGATGCTTTCGTAATAGGTGCCAGATATCGTCGCGCGGATGTTGAACGTGGCGGAGATCGTCACGGTCTTGGTACCGTCGGAATTGTGCGCGATGTCGCTGGTCGTGATGGTTGCCAGCTTGGTCGTCGTTCCACCGCTGCTGTTGATGGCCGCGGAGGGCCAGACGTAGCGCGAGCCGTTGACCGTCACGGAATTGTCAGCCCGGCCCGCGATGTTCAAGTCCCAGCTGCTGGCCTGCACCAGAAACAGGTCGCAGAGGATGCGCGACGTGTTCGCGGCGACGTTCTGGGTGGCGGACCAGCTCACCCGCAGGGTGTAGTTGCCGTCTAAAATTGACCCAGTGAAGGATCCAATCAGTGCCATGTTAATCTCCCACCTTTACGAGTGATAGGTTGCCGTTCGCGCGCGGGATCCAGGCGAAGGCTCCGATGCGCAGCGAATTGAGGAACCGGCCGTCCAGGACGTGCAGCTGCTTGTCGCTGAAATATGCCACCTCAGCGCCGGCGTCCAGGAAGCTCACGCGGTCGTTCTCGATGCGCAGCGTGATCTCGTTCCCAGCCTCGCCGAGGATGATGTTGCCGGCTTCGAAGCGGATATACTGCCGCAGCTCTGTGAACTGCCGGCGGGCCTCCGCGTCGTTTCCGTCGATGGCGCTGCTCAGCTGATTGAACTGGAAGGTTATGCTATCGCTCAGCTGCGTGATCTGCGTCGAGATCGCGCCGGTCACCTCGTCGCCCGTGGCGTATTTCTCCTCGACCATGAGCTGGATCTCGTCACGCGTCTGGTTGATCAGCGACGTCATGGACGCGACGGCCGCCTGGATGGCTGCGGTGGTGTCCGCGTCGTAGCCGCTCATGGTCTGCCGCACCGTCGAGACGACGGAGCTCTGCAGGCCTCTGGCGCTGTCCACGGTGGCGCCGGTCAGGCTGGCGACCGTACTACCCAGGGTGACCTTGTCCTTCTCCGGGTTCAGCAGGTCGAGGTCCAGCTGCGTGAGCTGGAACCAGGCGTCCACGCTGTGTGGTTTGCTCACGACGTGGATGTCGTCGCCGATCTGGAACTGGTCGAGATTCGCGTCAACCAGGGACAGGTCAACGGCGGACAGGCTCAGCGACGTGAGGATTTGCTTGCTGCTGGCCAGATACTGCTGCGCCTTGGTCAGCAGGTTGGCTGGCTCAGTCACGTCGTCCCAGTACACCGGCTGCATGATAAAACCCCGCAGCGCGACGGCCTGCTCGTCCTGGACGTAATCGACGCCGCCGTTGACGCTCTTGATCGTCACGCGTGTGCCGGTGTCATCCGCTGCGCCATACGGCAGGATGGCCGTGGCCAGGTCGGCGTTGCTCTCGGTCCGGGCGAAGTCCAGCAGATTCTCGCCGAACTCGATCAGCTGCGTGCTGCGATAGCCGAGCGACTTGTACCAATTCACCACGCGCTGCCCGGAGCTGTTCGTGGTGAACACGATATAGCCGCCGCAGCGCTCCAGCAGGGTGTTGAGTGTGTCGCTGGTCTGTTCGGCCTTCTCGCTCTCCAGTCGGATGTAGTCGTTCGGATCGGTGACGGTGATCGTGCCGACGACGAAGCGCTTGGCCTCATCCACCTGTGCGTTGTGGTTGGTCACCAGCGCGGTGAAAATGGAGGCAGGGTCGTCCTGGTAGAGATAGGGCCGCATGACACTGTCCCGGAAGAAGCACAGCTCGCCCTCGCAGGTTATCGTCCGGCGGTTATAAAAGTCATCCGCCGGGCTTAGCGCGCGGCCGCGGAACAGCAGCTCCGCGTCTCGGCGGATTTCGACGATGCTCTTGTAGCTTGTGAAGCTGCTGTAGGCGGGATGCTCCGGCGGCATGATGATCTTGGCGGTGCCGCCCTTGTTGAGCCCCAGCTGAACAGACAGGCCGAGGAGGTTGTACTCCTCCAGCCTGCTGTCGAAGGTGAGCACGCCGTCCGTGTAGATTTGGATCACAGGATCGCCCCCCTGTATCGGATGGTCACGGTGCCGCTGCCGCTATAACTGATTGTGTTCGCTCCCGGCCGCAGAGCCAGCTCCGGCAGGGTGTAGGTCCCGTCGGACAGGCTCCACGTTCGGCTGCCGAAGCTGAGCGACACGGACCCGGCAACGGTCACCGTCGGGATCGCGACCCGGCGGCCGTAGTTGCGGAGGATGACCTGCCGCACCGTGCTCGATGCGGTCAGCGTCTGCACAGTCTCATTGACGGCGAAACGCCACGGCAGGCAGTTGGCCGTCACGGTCAGAGCACCGTGGACCGGGTCGTTGTAGCTGATCGCAACATGTGCTCTGCCGTCCAGGTAAAAGTCCTCATAGTCCGGCAGGACGATGTTCACGCGGCGGCCGTCCAGTCGGGCCAGCAGGTCGTCGAAGATCTCCTGCCGGTCCAGTCGGGTACCCTCGCTGCTCTCGAAGGTCGCGGTCAGCGTGCGGTTACTGTAACGCGGTTCCCCCTCGGTGAGGGCCGTGGTCAGGTCCAGGTCGCCGTCGCGGCCTGGCACTGCCACGAAGTTGGACTTGTACACCGGTGCGGTCAGCGCCCAGCCGGTCAGCGTGAGCAGCCCATCCGACGCGGTATCATAGTCTCCGAAAAGGATTTTGCGCTTGATCATCAGATTGCCCCCCTTGCTGCCAGCGCTCGGCGCTGACCGAGTGCGCGGTCGTAGCGGGTGGCCGTTGCGCCCACCAGCGTGTCGCCGTCGATGACCAGCACCTGCCCCGCTTCGATCGCGGTCAGGATTTTGTCCAGCTTAGCCATGAGCCCATCGCCGCCGGCAGCCGTGCCGGCCTGCGTCCCGAAGGTCGCGTTGAGCTGGCGGTCGAGTGTCAGGCCGTTGAGCCCGTCAGAGGCCGCGTCCAGCACGTCTCCAGACAGGCTGCGCATAGCGTTGACCGGCGCGTCCACCGCGTCGTCGATGCCGACGGCCAGGCCTTCGCTCAGGTAGCGGCCGATCTCCGCGGTTTTCTTCGATGGCGATTCCACGCCGAAGAAGCTCTTAATTTTTCCGAGCACTGAATTCGTAAAGCTGCTTATTTTATTGACCAGCCACTGGAACTTGTCGTTGATGCCGTTCCACAGGCCTCTGACCAGGTTGGAGCCGATGCTTCTGATCCGGCTCGGCAGGCTGCTCAGACCGTTCACGATAGCATTAAACGTGTTCGATGCAGCCGTGCGAGCCTTGCTCACCATATTGGAGCCCCAGGTCACCACGTTGTTCAAGGCAGTGGTCAGCAGCTCCCCAATTTTACCCGGCAGCTGAGCGAGTGTCTCGGAGACACGCGTCAGGAAGTTGCCGGCGGCTTCTTTGGCCTTGGCGACGATGCTGCCCGCCCATTCGACGACCTTGTTGACGGCCGGCTTCAGGACCTTGTTCCACAGCTCGGTCGGCAGCTTTTTCAGGCCGTCGGTTACGGCTTTCAGGATTTGCGGCAGGTTCCGTGCCAGCGCCACGACAATGGTCGGGATTGCCTGCACGATCGCCATGAGCAGCTGGACGGCCCCCTCGATCATCACGGGGATGTAGGAAACCAGCCCGTTGATCAGCGTGTCGATGATCAACGGCAGATTTTCGGATATGGCCCCCAGTATTTGCGGGATTGCCTGCACGATCGCCATGAGCAGCTGCACAGCCGCGTCGATGAGAATCGGGATAGATTCGAGCAGCGCGGTAATAATCGCGTTGACGACCGTGGGCAGCGCGTCGATCAGTGCAGTGATGACCTCCGGCAGCGCCTGCACGATCGCCATGAACAGCGTCACAGCCGCCTGCAGGAGCTCAGGAACGAACCCCACCAGCGTGGTGATCAGCTGCGGCACGATGGCCACGACGGCGGCGATAATCTGCGGCATAGATTCAGACAGTGCCGTGACGACGTTGACGATGATCTCGGCCAGCGTGCTCAGCAAGTCCGGCAGGCGCGAGATCAGCGTGGTGGTCAGCGTGGTAAGCAGCGAGACCGCCACGGTGATGAGCGTCGGCGCCAGCTGCACCACCAGGTCGAGCAGCTGCGTCAGGATTCCGGACAGAGCCTCGCCGATTGCGCCGGCCGCGCCTGCGTCTCCGTTCAGGAGATCGCGGAAGGCCTGGGCCAGCTGTTTCACGCCGGGGACGAGATCGGACAGCAGCGCGGCGCCCATCATCTTGACGTCGGTCAAGATTGGCTCAATCGCTCCGCCGATCTCCGCCATGGATGCGGTCCACTCCTCGTTCGCCTGGTTTGCGCGGATAACCTCGGCGTTGGTCTCTTTGTAGGCCTCCGCGGCCTCGCCGTACAGACCGGCCAGGGTCTCGGTGATCAGCGCCTGGCGCTCCTGCTCGGTGCTGCACTTGGCCAGGCTTTCGTTGAACTCATCCTCAGAGACGCCCGCCCAGTTGAGTGCGTCGGCGAGCGGGCCAGTGACCTGCCCGACTTTGGCGGTCTCATTGGCTGCCTCAGTCAGGCCCTCGATCGGCAGACTGTCGCCAAAAGTGGCAAACACGCCCGGCAGGATGTCGCCGGTCCAGGTTGCGAGGTCCTGCTCGTTGTCTGTCAGCTGGGCCAGGTGGTTTGCTGCCTCGACGGCCTGATCGCTATCGCCCAAGACGCCCTGGAGCTCTTTATATGCTCCGGTCGCAGCCTCGGCGCTGAACCCGGAGGTCGTGAAGGCCGTCTCCAGCTTGCCCATGGCGACGCGGTACTCGCGGGTGCTCTCCGCGCTCGCCACCAGCGCGCCGATGGCCGCCGTCGCAGCAGCCGCCACAGCCTTGAAGCCTGCGACCGCTACCTTGCCGAGCTTGTCGCCGAGCTCGCCGGAGGACTTCTTCGCCTCCTTGGTCTCTTTGTTGACGCCCCTGAGTGCGTCCTCGGTCTCCTGTGCTGCGTTTTCGTAACCCTGGAGCTTCTGCTCAGTCGCCACAATCTCGCGCTGCAGGGCGCGGTACTGCTCCTCAGAGACCTCGCCGCGCTCGAACTGCGCCTGGACCTGCTTCTCGGCCTCTTTCAGCGTGTCCAGCTTGCTGCGGGTGTTGGCGATTGCTTCGCCCAAGACCTGCTGCTTCTGCGCCAGCAAGTCCGTGTTGCCGGGGTCCAGCTTGAGCAGGCGATTGATCTGACCGAGCTCGCCGGACAAATCGCGGGATTTTTTATTTACATTTTCCAGGGCCTTGCCCAGTTTAGTGGTGTCGCCACCGATCTCGACGGTCAGGCCTTTGATGTTAGCGGCCATTGCCGGCCCCTCCTTCCGAGCCCAGCTTGCGGCGCAGCTTCGCCCGGTCGGGTTCGGTCTGCTCCAGTCGCCAGGCGTTGTTGAGATATTCCCGCCCCGCTTCGGTTTGATTCAGGCGGTCGATGAAGGCGTCACGGCGCCAGGTCAGGAACTGGAGATAGTCGAGCTCCCCGACCTGCAAAAAGTTCAGGCCCGTATACTCCGAGACGAGCCGCTTCCACCATGAGGTGGTCGTGTATTCATGCCCGCCCGTACTGTCCGCCATGGGATAGTACGGGACTTTTAGTTTTTTGCGCGGCTGATCTCCTCGACGAAGTCGATGTACGCAGAGAAGAAGATCACCAGATCCTCCAGGTCGATGTTGTAGTCATCGCGCAGCTGCTCCGCGGTCACTCGAATGCCGTCACGGTTGCAGCAGATCAGGCGCGCGGCCAGGTCGAACACGGCCTTGATGCTCGCGCCGTCTCCGGTCTTGACAACCTCGCCCAGCTCAGCGGTAACAGCCTGCATTTCCTCAATCAGAGCCTCCGTCGGCGTGCTCACGCGGATTTTAGTCTTTTCCGCGTCCTTCATTGTCAGCACCAGCGTCGGGCGCTGCACGCTGTTAAAGTCCAGATTTTTCGCCATGTTTTTGCCTCCTTAAAAAAGAAAAGAGCGGGACCAGTAGGCGGTCCCGCTCACGGGATTAGGCCGAGGGGATCTCCTCGATCAGCTCGACCAGAGTGCCGTCGTCGTCATGCGGCAGGGCCTTGAACTCCGGCTCGATCACGGTGCCAGAATCGGACGCAAAGGTCAGCGTCGCGCCGGCGGTGTTCTTGCCCTTGATCAGGATCCACAGGTTGCCGTCGGTCGGGTCCTCGTGCTTGAAGCAGATGGCGTAGTAGCCGCCCTGCGCGTTGCCGGAGCCGCCGATCTTGGTGGTGCGCTTGCCAGCGGCCTCGGTGCTGCCGCAGCGGTCGATCAGCTTCTGGAGCGTCTTGCCGTTCCAGGTCAGCAGGCCGCACTTGAGGATCGCCTCCTCGCTGGTGGTGATGATCTTGGACACGATACCCAGGTCGTCCTTTTCCTCGTAGGTCTCCTGGGTGTACTCCAGAGACGCCCCGCCCTTGATGTAGCCCAGCAGGTTGTCGTCTACGCAGAGGGTGTCCACGGTGGGCATGCTTTCGGAAAACGCCTGCAGGTAGATCTTACCGGAGCCGAGGGTAATGGTGTCTTTATCACGCTTTGCCATATTTATGTCCTCCTTTTGGTGTGGTAGGTAAATTCATAGATTACTTGGTAGAGCTGCTCCTCCTGGATCCAGTAGCGTGCCTGCTTGGTCCAGTGCAGCCCCGCGGCGTCGATGGCCGCCTCGACGGCGGCCTCTGCTTCGGCGTCCGGGGTCGGCGAGTACAGCTCCACCGTGATGTCGTGGGAAAAAACCCGGTTCATGTCGTCCGGACCGTCCGCGCCCACGTCGTCCATATAGACGGCATAAGTGCCAGCGGGCGGGCGTGTGAACCTGGTCTCCCGGAACTGCACGCCGGACGCGGTCAAGATATCAATCACGCCCACGGCTGATCGCCTCCTTGATTTTGTTCTCATATTCGGGCAGCACCTGCTGCATGGCGTTCGCCAGGAACGGGTTGGCCCGGGTCCGGCCGCCGTTCTTCTTGGCGTGCCCATGCACCAGCAGGTGCGTCAGCCGGTGGTCCGGCGGCTTAACATACCAGGCGTAGGTCTTGCCGCGGTTCGCGCCTCGGCTTTTGGTGACCTCCTTGCTGGCGATGTGCTTCTTGAAGCTGCCACGGTGTCCGACCGGCGCGGTCTGCTTGGTGATCTTGACCAGATCGTCCGCGGCCTGCTTGCTCGCGGCGTCGATCGCGTCGTTGACCTCCTGGTGCCAGATCGTGAGCGTCTGCTGCACGGCCGTGTCGAGCTCGTCCACCGTGACCCGGATGTTATCACGCGCCATAGGCTTCACCCACCAGCTTGACCGTCCGATGCTGCTCCATGTAGTCGTCGTAGTCCTGGATGTTGAACGTGTGCCCGCGGTAGACCAGACGGTGCTGCTGCGTGTTGTATGCCACGTCCTCCAGGGCCTTGCACCACTGGAACGTGAAGGTCAGCGTCGGGTGGTACTGATCGGCGCTGGCGTTGAAGCTCTCGCTGCCTCCGGTCTTGTTGACCTTGATCGCGTGCAGCTTGAGCAGGTCCGCCCACTGCTCGCTCTCTGGGTCCAGGCGCTGAATCGTCACCGGGATGTAGCTCATGTCGTCACCGCCTTGGCTTTGGCCGTTGCAAGCTCCAGCCGGAGCTGCAGCTCCATGCCGGCCACCAGGCGCCGCGTAGCGCCGGAAACTTTGGCGTTCTGGCCGCGCTCGTTGTAAAGGTCCTCGAAGTAGATGAGCGTCAGCTCCTTCACGCGTGGGTCGTTCGGCAGGTAGGTGTCAACGTCCTCGCCCACGGCGCCCAGCACAGTCTGCCATGCCGAGGCCAGCGCGCGGGTCGCGTTCGCGTCCACCACCTTGTCGGTATAATCGACGCCGATATAAAGCAGGGCTTCGTCCTTCGTCACTGTGGGCATTGGTCTCCTCCTATGTCTCGAAGATAGTCTTGGTCGGTCCTGCGTTGTCAGCTGCCGAACGCGGTAACATTAAAAATCCACGCGCCGGGAGTTGCAAAGTCTCCGCGAACGGCGTTGATGGTTTCATTGTTTCCTCCAGCGTTGTGCCCAGCCGGTACATAACTCCCGAAGCTTGGCTCGCCAGCCCCCCACGACGGTGGTAAATTAAACGTAATTTCACTCTCGCCAAAAACCCCAGCCGCAAACGTGACCACGCACCACGTCGGGCCGATTACGTTCCGCATTTCCTGGACCGTTTTATCTGCTGTGAAAGTCGCTGCGCCCGTTTCTTCATCGACGGCAGTCACGTTTATATGGAGTGTGGTAACGCCGCCACCGCCGCCGGCGCGAGCGCCGTCTCCGGTGAACGTGACGTTGATCATGGCCGCCTTGGCCTTGTCGCTGATCGTGATGCCGGAGTGGTTCTTAGCAACGTCCTGCTTGATGCGGCCGCCGATGACCACGAGGCCGCGGGCGTTGCCCAGGCAGGCGTGGCAGTCGTTCAGCAGGATACCGATGGCCGTCTCGTCGTTGGCCACCTTGCCGTCCGCGCTGATCGGCGTGCCGGCCTTGATGCAGCTCCCGCCGGACATGTCCAGCTGGACCATCTTGGTCGAGAAGTCGGGCGTGTCCATGATGTTGGGTGCGCAGATGTAAGGGCACTCAGTAATAACCGATTCCATTGCTTTATCTCCTCTCAATTAGTCAGCCGGGCGGGTTCTCACCGCCCGGCCTTTAATCCGGATCAGGACCCAGTCGTCTGCGCCGGCGTCGCGGAGAACTTGGCGTAGATGTACGCCGACGTGTCGGTGCTCATGGTGTCGAAGCCCTCGATCACGCGGAGGCAATTCTGGTTCTTGTTGAACAGGTAAGAACCGTCCAGCGTGAACTCCAGGTTCTTGTGCTCGACGAACGTGCAGCCGGCCTTCGTGCTGCCGTAAATCAGCGGGAAGTGCGTGGTGTCGATGTTGGCCAGCTGGGCGTCAGGGAACACGCGAATGGGCAGGCCCTGGAAGAGCTTCTGCGTCGGGTTGGCCGGGTTCGGCTGCAGCACCGGACGGCCCTCGGCGTCCTCCTCGGCGTCCAGGCATGCGAAGCCACTCTGGTTGGTGACGATCACGCCGTCGAGCAGGCAGCTGGGATCGAGGTCCACGGTGATGGACTTCTTGAGGGCCTTCCAGCCAACGATCGCCTTAGGCGCGCCGCTGGCGTACCCCGCCTTGAGCTTGGTGAAGATCGCCGCGTTCTCGGACAGAACGGCGTTCTTGACGAACCAGCGGTTCAGGTAGCCCATGAGGCCGGCCTTCTCAGCGCCCAGCAGGATGCGGGACACGGGGATCAGCTTGCCGAACCAGCCGATCGTGAACGTCTTCTTCACGAAGGTCGGGTTGGTCTCCTCGGTGATGGCGTCGCCGTCATCGAACGCGGTCAGACCGGCGGGCGTGCCGCTCTCGTAGTTGACGGAACCAGCCAGAGAATCAGTCGTCTCGACGGTCACGAGGTCCTTGGCGGAGACGTAGGTCTTGCGCAGCTCGTTGATCTCGGCGCGGACGTCGTCAGGAACGAGGTAGTTCTCGCCGCTCGCGGCGTCGGTGCCGGAAATGAGCGCCTTCTCGTTCTCGTCGAGCGGCTTGCCGGCCACGATCTTGGCCATGGCCTTGAAGCCGTCAGCGGCGCCGGCGGGCTTGGGGTCGGCAGGCACCTGGCCCTTGCCGGCCTTGGCCATGCGCTCCTCCAGGTCGAACTCCTTCTGCAGCTCGTCGATCTGGTTCATGATCTCCTCGGCCTTGCCGAGGTCCTTGGTCTCGCCCTCCATGAAGGACTTGGCGGACGCAGTCAGCTCCAGGATCTGGGCCTGCAGCTCTCGCATTTTCTTGTTCATGTTTTGGTCTCCTCTCAAATTTTGATTTTGTTTTTGATCTCCACGAGACGGGCGCGGAGCGCCAGCTCGGTGGCTTTCGTGTCCGGTGCCGGGTCGGGCTCATCGTCCGGCTCGTACATGACCTCGCCGGTGTAGCTCTTAGACACGCCGGCGGCACGCTGCGCGGGAACGGCCACCAGACTGAACTCGTAGGCGTCAGTGGCGCCGTCCAGCTTGAAGGTGCAGACCGTCGGGCCGCCTTCCTTGTCGTAGGTCTTGCCCGGCCAGTGGCGGCAGTAGGTCTTGGCGTTATCCGTGCCGCAGATGCTGCAGATCGCGGACGACGCGCGGAAGCCGACGCTGCCTTCCTTCTTGATGCCGGCCTTGATCTCGGTGATCAGGTCCTTGTTGCTCTCGGTTCGCACCATGTAGGCGTGCGCCTTGAGCTGCACATAGGCCTCGCCGCTCTTGGTGACTGTCTTGTCCGACGCCACGAGCTCCGTGGCGTAGATGCGGGCCACCTGGTTGTCGGCGCTGGCGTAGTGGTCCTTGATGACGGTCTTGCCGATGAAGAGCTTCTGCAGCTCTTTCAGCGCCTTGACGGTGAAGTGCTCGTGCTGGCGGTCCACCTCGTTGTCGCACAGGACAGCGGAGAAGGTGAACACGTCCTCAGCTGCCAGCGGCTCCAGGGTGTACTTGTTGATCGCCCGCAGCTCGGCCTCCGTGACCTCCTGGGCCTCCAGTGCCGCAGCCTTGTAGATCAGCCCGGCAGGATCTCGCTCAGGGCCTCGGTTATCGCGGTTTTTATCCATGCTTTGTCCTCCTCTCTCGTCGTTGTGGCCGCAGGCACCGCAGCCTGCGTATATTGCGCCCCGGTGAACTGCACCGGGATCGCTGCACCGTTGCCCAGGAGGTTGTCCCCGCCTTCCTTGTGCGGCAGGTCGAGGCGCTCACGGGCTTCGTTCGGTGTCATGAGGAAGTTGGACACGGCCGCGCTCAGCGTGTTGATTTGGGTCTGCTGGTCAGCTCTCAGCAGCACGCTGGTGTTGAACTTGGTCACAAAGCCGGCCGCGGCCTCGCCGTCGAGCAGGAGCTTCCACTGGAGCTCCTCCTCGTACTGCTTAATGTTAAAGAGCAGCGTGTCCACCAGGAAGCTCAGCTGCTGCGCTTCGGCGTTGGCGTAGCTGCTCTTGGAATAGTCGCCGACCTGGTTGGGCTTCACGCCGAAGGCGGCGGCGATCTGGAGGGCGCTGTACTGCTTGACCTCCAGGAACTGACTGTCGGCCAACTTGAGGCTGAGCGGCGTCAGCGTCATGCCGATGGGCATGGGTATGATGTTCTCGATGCCTTTGCTCTTGAGCTCGCCCTTGGCATAGGCCTCGATGCCCTTGGTCAGCTGCTCGACGCTGGCGTCTTTCAGGTTGCCGGTGTATTGCAACACGGCCTTGGCGGTCATGCCGCTATCGTACATCTTGTTCACCATCTTCTGGGCCTTGATGTTGCCCTGGATGGTGCTGGCCAGCTGCTCGCGCACGGACACGCCGACCAGGCCGTCGAGCGTCTGGTGGCTCTTGAAGTGCAGGATCTCCTCGCTGCCGTATGTGACGGTGCCGGCCGCGGTGCTGTAGACATAGTAGACGTCCGGCAGATCGTTCAGCTGCCGGGCGTCGTCGTACCAGACCTGCATACTGCGCGGATCCAGCGGCCACAGCTGTGGGTGCTCCCTGTCGCTCTCGTCGATCAGCGCGTAGGCGTTGCCGAAGTGGTTGCGGCAGTATTCCATATAAGTCCAGAACACGCTGGCGCTCATGAAGCGGTTGGGCCGCTCGTTCAGCGTCCGGTAGTAGCGGTGGCCACGGGCCGGCGTGACGCCGCGATCCGGGGTGGCCTGCATGAGCCGCAGCGGCAGCTTGCCGATGCTCTCGCTCAGCACCTTGATGCAGGCGAAGTAGGTGGCCTCGCTCAGCTCACTGTTGGCGACGCCATGCACGCCGAGCCAGTTGAGCAGCTGGTCGAGCGTCATCTGCTCGGACGTGTCCGCGCTTTTCCTGCGGCGGCTGCGCAGGCGGTCAAAAAATCCCATTGTTTGCTCCTCTCCTTTTTACTTCCAGCCCATGAGGGCGAGGTAGTTGTCCAGCTCGCCGTCCACGTCCACGGTGGTCTCGCCGCCGTTGGTTATCAGCATGAGCGCGTGGGCGTCGATCAGGGCGTCCACCGGGTCGATGCGCTTGAAACGTGCGCCCGGTTTCTTGTCCACCTTGATCTCCTCGAAGCTGTTCCTCACGATCGCGGCGTTGACCATGGACCAGGTCAGCAGCTCGTTGGTCCGGTCATATTCCAGCCGCTGGCCTTTTGTCAGCAGCTGCACGGCCACGGTGGCGTCGTTCAGGCTGCGGGCCGACTGCGTGATCGTCACGACCGGGCAGCCGAGCGCCTCCAGGTCCTGCATGATGCCGGCCGCGTTGTGCGGGTCGACGCCGATGCCCAGGAAGTTGAGCCCGAAGTGGTCGCGGATCTCGGCCAAATGCGACACGATGAATTTGTAGTCGTTCATGAAGTCCGTGGACCCGCCGGTGACGGTGATCAAGCCGGCGGCCTCCCATAGGTCATACGGCGCCAGGTCCGTCTCGACGTGCTCGTCCAGGCGGCCGCGCGGCATGAAGCTGTGGCTGTAGAGGTAGTACTTCTCGCCGATCGGAAACTCCAGGGTCAGCGTGGTCAGGTCTCCACCGCTGGACAAGTCGAGCCCGACCCAGCAGTCGCGGTTCCCGGCGGCCACGATGCCGGCCAGGCTCCGGTCGGATCCGCAGGCTTTCCACGCCTCCGGGTCGATGAACTGGTCGTCCGTGTTTTTCACCCACATGTTGAGGCACTTGGTCAAGAAGTCGCGCAGCTCACTACCGCCCATGTCTCGGGCCGTCTGTGCGTCCTGCCGCAGCGTCTCCATGCGCTCCTCGTCCAGGCACAGGAACGGGTTGGCCTTGATCCAGTTGGCCTCGTCCCAGATGTCGTCGCCGGGGTCGAGGCAATAGATGTCGATAAAAAAATCCTCCGCGGTTGTGAGCCCGCGCAGGACCTTGACGGCATAGTCGTCCATCTCCTTGCAGAAGCTGTTCAGCTGATCGCCTCGCGTGGTGATCATGCTGACAAGCGTCTCCGGGAGGGACCTGGTGCCATTGTATATTGCTTTATAAATTTTATTATCCTTGTGCTGGTGCAGCTCGTCGATGCTGGAGAAGATGCTGCGGAAGCCGTCATCCAGACCGGCCTCGCGGCTCAGGGCCTCGATCGTGCAGTGCGTCTCCGTGGCCTCGATGGTGCTCTTGTAGTCCTTCACGCGGAACAGCTCGCCGAGATCTGGGTCGATGCCGACGAACTTGCTCATCTCCTCCCAGGCCAGCCGCGCCTGCCGCTTCTTGGTGGCGACCGTGAACAGCTTGCCGTGGCGATAGCCGGAGAAGCCGGCGATGTAGGTGCCCAGGATGCCGTTCTCGAAGGTCTTGCCGTTCTGGCGGGCCATGGACTTGTAGCGGCGACGAAAGCGCCGCTTGTCGTTGGCCACCTTCTTCCAGCCAAAGGTGCAGCCGATGTCGAAGGCCTGGGTCTCGGTCAGCCGGACCGGCTTGGGCTCGGCGCCCTCGGCGATCGTCAGCGTCTCCGCGTAGGCGAGCACCTGCTCGGACGCTTCCGCGTCCCAGTAGTATGGAAACTCCTCGGTACGCTGCCGGCTCAGATCGCGCAGGTGGCGCTGACAGGCAAGCCTGTGCAGCTCACCATGCCCTGGCGCTCCGGCGACGACGGCCCGCGCGTGTTCGGTGCAGCGGTCTCTCATTCATCCCCCGCCGCCTTTCCGAAGCGGGCAAACTTGTTGACCTTTGGTTCCTCCTCGGCAACCGGCACCTGCAGCTTGCAGCGTGAGCTGATTGTCAGGCCGAGCGCAGCCGCAGCGGTCTGGGCCTGCTTGAAGTAACGGTCGCACCGCTTGTCCAGCGTGTCCAGCATGGTCGCCCAGGTCAGCAGCTCCTCCGCGTCGACGTTCTTCGGCCGCTGCTTCTGCAGCGAGCGGAGATCCTTCACAGTCAGAACATAAAGGTCCTGGGCTGTCAAGTAGCGGGCCAGGGTGTCGCAGTCGGTCTCCCCGAAGATCCCGATCTTCTGCAGCTGGCCCGCGATCGTGTCAAACTGTCTTTTCTGTTTGGCCGTCAGGAAGGACGGCGCGACGATCTCGTCGGTGCAGGGCTTGACCTCCTGGGCCCGGCGTGTCGCGATCTCTTCCTTTGTCAGGTGTTTCTTGCCGTTGGCTATGACCAGCTCAATCGGCTGGCGCGGTCCTGCCATGCTGTCGTCCTCCTCTCGGTGTTTATTTCAGCAGCCGGTTGACCTCGGCCTGTACCTGGTTATAAAACCACGCGCCGAGCTTCTGCTTTCTTTCCTCGCCGTTGCCCCACTTGGCGTCGATGACATCCCGCGCCATTGCTGTGATGTTCACCGTCTTGTCCGATATCTCCGGCAGCGGCTCGCCGTCGAAGTAGGACAGCGGCACATGCATGAGGTCAAGATCGAGCGGGTCGCCACGGTACTGGTGCATGACACACTGCCCGCTCAAATCGGGATAATTTACTCCGTCATTCTGGCCCCAGGCGGCGATCCACTTGTCGAAGCCGGTCTCGCCGATTTTTGTGCCGAACCAGCTCAGGCTGGCGTACACGCCGGTCATGTTCCCTGCGTCCTTCATCGCCTGGCAGAACGTCTTGCACATGTCTGTGATTGTAGCGTTCGAGGGGAAGCCGTGCTGCATCTTGTAGCCGTCGGCGTCCTCCATATCAAACCACACGCCGAGGCGGGGCTTGCGACCGTTGAGGAAGCGCAGACACCGCTCAGCCTCCAGCTTGGCCGTCTGCACGTTCAGCGCATAGCTGTACCAGTAGACGCCCCACGGGATACCGAGCGCGTCGCATTTGGCAATGTTGCGCTCTGCCCATGGGTCTACGGTGCGCACGCCGTAGCCCCCGCGGAGGATGACAAAGCCGTCTTTGTATGGTGTCAGGTCAATGTCACCCTGCCACTGGGAAATGTCTATACCGTTCATTTCCATGCCCCTCCAACCTTGATTTTTGCCACGGCGTCCTTCCAGACGCCGCCGATCTTGACCTTGACCTGTGCTGGCTTCCATACGCCGCCAATTTTCACGTAAACCGTAGCGCCGAACAACGCAGGCGCGGTAAAGGTCGCGGTTTGGATGGCGACCGCGGCGGAAACGCCGCCGACCTTTGCGGTTATCGTTACGCCCTCTCCGGCTTCACCGACGAAATAGAACGTTGTCGTTCCTTTTGATACGTCGAAGGACGTGTCTGCCGTGCCGGTAACGCCGCCAATGTCGCACCGGAGCGTCCATTTGTTTGGAGGGTAATATGTGCCGTATTCGCCGTTGTCGCTCGCAAGCACTGCTTTAATAGCAAACTGCCCGCCATTCAGTCGTGCGATATACAGTTTTCCGGTAAGTCTCCAATGGTTCGAGACTCCCGAAATACTTTTTTCCTGCTCCCAAGCGCTTCCCGACGGCAGCGTCGGAGCGGTCTGTGACCATGCCATTCGGCTCACCTCAATTCGCGTACCTCAGATAGACATCCCCGTTCACGCCGAGGTCGGCGCTCGGCTCAGTCGTTCCGTCGTAAGTATTCCGGACGTGCGTGTTGCCCAGAATGATGATTCTGGATAGGTTCGCCCACTTTGTTATCGTAACAGCGTCGCCGACGGTATTGAGCGAGACGCTGCCTGATCCGTTTCCGTTGGCGCCCCACATCATTCTGCGGTCATTAAGATTCAACACGTCAATACCGCTCCAACTGATCTGATACCTCCCCGACGATTGGCCTCTTACAAGCGTTACGGAAAAACCATCCGGGAGCGCCGCGACAGCATCGGCGGTCAGAGCGAAGTTCTTATCTTCGGGTGGCGCGACAACAAGAAGTCTACCATTGCAATAGGCGTCAAACGGTGTGACATTGTTACGTGATTCGCTGGGAACGCCCAGAGCATCCGCCGCCATCTTCGCCCGCGTCACAACGCCGTCGCCGAGGTTCGCTGTGCCCACCGCGCCCGCCGTGCTCGGTATCGCGCCGACCTGGTCTGCGGCGTAGTCGCCGGCCATGGGCTCCACTGTGCCGCTGCGGCCGTTAAACGACACGACGCCGCCGCCGGCGGCGCTTGCTGCCTGTGCGGCCCAGTACTTCGCGTTGTTGTGGTACGCGTCGTCAGAGCTCGGCACCTCGACGCCGCCGCGCTTGCCGACTGCCCAGGCCTCGCTGGTCTGCGCGGTCTCGGTCACGGACGCTGCAGCGGTCTCGGCCTGCTGCGCGGCTGCGGTGGCCGTAGCAGTCGCAGCGGCTGCGGCCTGCTGCGCGATGCTGTTCACGTTCTCGATGGCGTTGGTAACGTCCTCGCGAAGCCCAGCGAGCTGGCCGAGGATCTGCTGGTACAGCGCTGGCGTCGGGTCGGGCACCTCAGTGACAGCACCGGCCACGATGCGGTAGCCCAGCAGCTCGGTGGTGCGCACCGTGCCGGCCTCGTTCACGCCGATGATGCCGAAGTACATGCGGCCCGCTCCGGCCGTTGCCTCCGGCGGTATCACGCACTGGTCAGAGCTGTCCAGGATGCTGTACGAGTAATCGCCGCGCTCGCGAAAAAAGACGCAGGTCTTGCCGAAGCCGTTCCACTGCTCGCAGAAGTCGAACTCTATAAAGTTTTCATTGACGCCGCCCGACGCGAGCACCGGGCTGTCGGTTATAGCCAGCACCTGGTCGGTGCAGCTCACTTTGATCGTGCTCATGGCCGTGTCCTCCTTGGTTTTTAGCTTAATAAGCGATTTTTGTTTATTGTAGGGACTTTTTGCTGCAAAACAGGCCTTCTGTGACCGTTATCTTCCATGTGTTAATTATTTTTTGACCCACCCCCTGCCATTTTCAACGGAAAAGTTCACGGGGAAAAATTCACAGGGGGCGGGGTGTTATCGTTCGATCGTTCGCAGGTCGATAACCCCGGGCTGCTCAGCCTTGCCGCTCTTGTTGTGCCGTCGGTTGTGACAGCTCACGCACACGGCCTCCAGGTTGTCCCAGTCGAGGCGCCGGTCCCATCCGGTGCTGGTCTGAATCGGATCCTTGTGATGAACCTCGACGGCCAGATGCTTGCAGCCTTCCAGCTGCGCCTCGCACTTGTACTCCTTCGCCTGCAGGTACGCGCGGCTCAGGGCCTTCCAGTCCTTGGACCGGTAGAAGGTCAGGTACTTGGGGTCGCGCTTCTTGTTGTAGGCCTTGTTATATTTCTTCTGTTTATAGGCACGCCGGCGCTCTATGGCCTCAGCCGCCTGGGCCTCAGCCTCTGGCCTGCATGCTGCACAGTAGGAGACGCCGACGGGCACCAGGCGCCCACAGCGTGGACATGGATGATAAACCATTCAATCCCTCCAGTGTGTTCCCGCCCACCCGCCACGCCAGTGTCTCCTATGCCGGCGCACAAAAAAGGACCGAGCTCTTCTGCCCAGTCCTTCATGCTATCAATATACCACCTTATTGTGTGCCATTCTATGCCATGATGCCGTCCGTGCTGCTCGGGGTAAATACATAAAAAAATTTATATGTGGAACAGGTGGAACAAATGGACCGCGATTTTGCCTATCTTTTGTCTAATTAGGCTATACAGCTATTATATACCTACATTTATAGCCTAATTTCACTAAAGATTTTTTTATTGTTCCACTTGTTCCACTTGTTCCACATAATTAAAAAGTCTTTATTTATCAATGGTTTTCGGGTTTTTGTAAATGGAACAAGACCGGAACAGGTGGAACCGACTTTAATGTGCTAAAGTCAGCAGGAGACCACACGGGCGTACCCGAACCCCCGCCAGGTCGGATAGTGGAACGATAAAAAACGGCAAAGTGGAACAAGACGCGGCTGGCCTTGTTCCACTTCTGGGCTTTATTTTTTGACCGCCGGCCCCGGTTTGTTTTTCATTTCTCATGATTAGCCTGCCAGCTGTTGATCGTGGCGACCTCGCCGTTTTCGGCCTTGTAATAAAGGAGGAGCCCGTCGTCGTCCAGCTCCGCGCCCCAGCCCTCGAAGCTGTACTCGACGCCCTCGACCTCGATCCGCTCTGGCCAGACGGCCCCGTAGAGCTTCCACGTTTTGATCGTGACGGGCTTGCCGGTGTTCTTGGTTCTCAGCATGATGTAGTCCTTTCTGGGCGGTTTAGTCGTCGCCCTGCGGCGTTGCACTGCATAACCGCCTCCATTGCTCTCAGCTCGAACCGCCCCATAGCAGAGGCTTCTCTTTCGTCTTTCATTCTTCTTCTCCCTCTGTTTCAATGATTTTCGTCAGACGGGCGATCAGCTCGTCCATCGTCAGTTTAGGCGGGTTCGCGTTTTTTCGGATGAACTCAATATGCCGCTCAAAGCCCGCCTTGCTTACCTCGTGCCAGCCAGTGATCGGGGCTTTTACAAAATACCGTGTCATTAATGGTGCTTGTCCTTTCTGGGCGGTTTAGCCGCCGCCCTTCGGCGTGGTTGAATTGTCAGTCCACAACAAAGTAAGGAAGATTCTTGTACTGGCTAATGTCGGGGGCTTTTGTTGTAGGCCGG